GATTTGTGCGTTGTTGCTCACGGTGTCTCATCACTGGCTCAGGCGAACGCGGACAAAGGAATCAGTGGCGGCAGCGTCGGTGACGACTTTGCCCAGATACTTGGTGCCAACATCGTCAGCGACCACAGCCCCGTCTTCATCGACGTAGACCTTGGTGCCCGCTTCGAACTCGATTGCCAGAGCGGGGTCTTTGGGAATGTCAAAGACACCTTCCACCGCGATCGAGCCGAGCGAGCCGGCCTTGATGTCGCGTTTGGTAATCCCCACTAGATCGCCTTGGATCACGATTGATCCAACCGCGACATCAACGGTGGGAGTGAAATCGACGGCCTTACCGTCATGAACGAATTGAGCTTGCATGGACTATGGAATCCTGGAGGACAAAGAATGGTTGGTTTCAGAGCGGTCAGGAGACGAGGCTTACTCGCCGGTGACCTTCACAGCAGCGCGTGGGTCTTGCGAGTTCACACCGAAGTCGATGTAAGAACGGAAGCCCATGCCAAGCGTGTTGGCAGGCATTTCAACGCGTTCGATGACCGGCGTGCGTCGACCATTGAGGAACACAATCTCAAATGCCGGCAGCACATTCGGATTAGCGAACAGATACCAAGCCGAGCCGCTGGCTCCCTGGTAGTAGCTGTCCGACAAGTGCGGCGTTGAAATGACGCGGTACTTGTTGCGGTGAGGGTTGTCGACCGGGATCTTGGTCGGCGTTCCTTGCGCATCGATCATCAATTGCGCAGAGCCCATCAGCAGTTCGGCGTCGGTTTCAATCTCGACGGGAACAACCAAGAACTCAGGCCGAATGTTGATCGGCTTTTGGTCCTTGGCTTTGTTGCTCGGTCCGGCCTTCTGTTTGCGGAAGGTTGTCTTGGCAACGGTGAGCGATTCGGGACCGAACTTTGTGTCTGGACCCGTGAGCAAGTTGGCGTTAGCCGAGGAGAAGAACCCGGTGTTCTTGAGGAGCAGCGTGAAGAACAGGTCGTCGATCGACTCGGCTCCGCTGCGACCCATTTGACGCGGGATGTCCATGAATGCGTTGAGGTCATCGTTGATGATGTCGTGGCGCGTCAACGCAAGGATCTGGCCATAAGTATCAGCCTTGTTGCTGTACTTTTGGTCGGAAAGCTTGCCATGCTTGAGCTCACCATCCGGCGCGACTTTTTCAAACCCACCGGTACCAAGCAATCGATATCTGGCGATTTCCTTGAAGTCGCTCACAGTTCCGATGCTGCACAAATCAAACGCTGCGATCGGTGTCGACTCATAGGCAGACAGAAGCGTCTTGTTCATGACGTTCTCAAGGATGCCGGGCAGCGACAGCGTCGAGAAGCCGGCGCGAATCGTTGCCGTACCATCACCGAACACGCGTGGAACATCGAATCCTTCGAGCCGTGCGCACTCGGCCACGAGTTCACGCAAGCCGATATGACGAAGTGGGTCGGCAGCGTTAAGCGTTCGCTCTCCATAGGCCTTGAGCAGCTTGGTTTCGTCGAGTCCAACCGATAGACAGCAAGCTGCCTCGAGAACTTCGCGGCGGTACATAGGTTGGCTTGCCTGTTGATCAGGAGCCTTGGGTCGTTCGATTCGCAGCACTGCCAACTCCGTTTTGGTAACGCTCCAGCCTTCTTCAAGGGCGCGAGCTTCGATCTCTGGATGCTTGCCAGCACACACTTTGCGAATGCCGGCGATACGTTTGGATTCAGCAGCGGCTTCGATGCGCATCTTGGAAACGACTCCACTAGTGACAGGACGCTTGGGCTTGCTGCCCATATCCAGGCTGGCGTTTACCGGGTCGAGCTCCGAATCATCGGAATCGGTGCTGTCGTCATCCGCCTGTTCGCTATCAAGGTCCTCGTCATCGCCAGACTGGCCAGCGGCAATCCGAGCCTCGGTGTCATCGTCGGCACCAAGGGCTACGAACGAGACTTCGCCGAGCGTTGACTTACGTGCGATGTAGACTGGACCCTTGAACTCGCGATTGTTGGCGTTCGCAGTCTTGCCTTCGGGTATGAAGACAACCTTGTCGGCATTGGCACCGAGCGATGCTTGCCAAGGGAAACCGTTCTCGCAGGTGGCGATGACTTCTTGCGCGGTATTGCCCACCCCTGAGATCACGCCAGCAACTTCGAGCCGCGAATCGCCGACCATGATGTCGTCGGTATGACCAACGATACTTGCGCGATCGTGGTCCTTGAGGATCGGTCGGGCTTTGCGAGTCACTCGCATGCCTGCTAAGTCCACAACGACAGGGTAAGGCCAGCCACCAAGACGCATAGCGCCACCGGTGTAAGCGACCATTGAGAACTTTCGAAGCGCCGGCTTGCCTTCTTCGGCAGCCTCAGCGGCTTGTAAACTGATCGAACTGGCATCGTCACAAACGATTCGCAGCGAGCTAGGTACCGACTCGGCATCCACCTCACTCTGCTTGTTCGACTGCAATGTCTTCGTCATCCGTTACATCTCCTGGAGAAAGTGAAGTTGAATCGGTCGAGAGTCCCAGCTCGCGCATGAGCGAGATCTCTTTCGCGCGTTGTTTAAGTTCCGCCTCCCAATCACGCCCCTGCCTCGCGTATTCATGGGCCAGAGTTGTCGTATGATTGGCGAGGCGGATTTTCTGGGCATTGGCTTCTTTGGCTGGGTCGACATGCTCATGTCCGTCCCAGAACCATTGATGCTCGAACGACGAGTCGAGAGTGCGAAGCGAGTTAGGCAGATAGCCTTCGATGAGAATCGCTTCGCGCAGCCATGCGTACAGAATGCGATCCAGAATGGTGCGAGCTATTTGGGACTGCTCGACACGGATCGACTTGAAGTAGGTTTGATGATCGAGTCGCCCGGATGCGTAGTTGTAACCCGACGAATTACCGGCAGCGACATTGAACGGCATGTTCAAACAACGTGCGATTTCGTTAAGAATCTCACGCTTGAACTCGGCGTACGTGGTCGCCGGTTGCTCAGCGTGCATCTGAGCCATCTTCCAACCGCCTGGCATCGTTAGGAGCGCTCGCTTCTCCAGTTCGATCGGCTCGAACGGTTCGGCTGCATCGGCTTCGCCACCTGCCGGCGCATCGGTGTAGAGTATCCCAGCGAAGTCTGCCGCTGTCTCTGCAGCCGCCAATACAGCCAGCGTGAATCGTCGTAGTTGTGCAAATAGCGGCAGGGCTGGCGTTATGTCGGGAATACCTCGAATCTGCCCTGGCCGATCGCTTCGGAAATAGTGAAGGATCGAACTGGCATCGATGGTGTCATAGTTCTCGGTCAACGAGAAAGCGTCATCGCCCGGATGTCCTCGGAGAACATCGTAAGAGATTGGATTTCCATGCTCATCAAATCGAATGCCATCGAGGTAGCGATAACTGTCGAGTGCCAAGATGGGCGATGTGACTTGTTCGGCTTCGACGAGCTTCAAATCGAGTTGAACCGGAGAGTCGACTCTTGGGTTACTGGTCAGCAAGCCAAAAGATTCACCATCGGAAACGCGAGCGAGCCGCATCGTGCGTAGCTTTTCTGCCAAGCCAGCCGCATCAGCCCAAGCGAAGAACTCTTGCTCAACAAAGCGGTTTGCGAATGCATCCGCAGTCAGCATCTGCAATCGAGGTCCGGTACCAACACAGTCGTTGGCAAGAGTCAGCGAAATACCGCGGGCATAAGAGTTGTTCGCGACCTCGTAACGCGAACGGTTGCGTAGCGTGCGGCGTACTTCAGGGCTGTTGGCCGCGCTGGCCGAAAGTCCGTCTGCGGCTGCCCAGTGGCGAACGTTGTCGATCGTGGTGGTCGCAGCGTCGTAGCGCCCCAGCATTCTCACTAACGACCAGGGGTGTCGGGCCGAGCGTCCACGGACGAGCGACCGATCTTTACGATCGCCGTTCTTGCTCAGAATCCCTGACAACAATTTAAACATCCGTGAATCAATCCCTTCTGTTAAACCCGACACCCCTGCCTATAGAAACAAGCTCAATCAAGCGCGAACGGTTAGTCGGCACCTGGTGGCACGAGCTTGTTAAATCGAAGGCCACGCTTCGGCTTAGAGGCGGCCGCCTTGGACGCCAGATACTTGTCAGCAGCAATCTGCTCGGTGAGCTTGTGCTGCTCGACGCTTCCGGCATCTCCCGATGCCTTAGCGGGTGCTTTCGCACTCTCGCGAATCGTCTCTTGCAAGTTATCTGACATGCTATCGGCCTACCTAAGAATGAAGACGTGGACTTCTATCTGTAGGAATACCCGGTTCACATGTAGATTGACGGACGAACCAGAAGATTTTTTTTGATTCAATCTTGGAGAGCTATTTGCTCCGGCGTCGCTTTTGCATTTCAGTAAAGCTCATTCGTCCCTTACGGACTTCAGCTTTACCTTCGATGCCTGGAAGAATCACTCCTTGCATGGATGCCGCGACCGCAGAACCAACCAAACAGTCGAACCAGTGGTTGTCGGGCTGCTCCGGGCGCTGCTTCCACTCATCAACGCTCCGTCCGCGAGCCTCGGTTTTGATGAAGTACTCGGAAGTTAGGTGCTCGCCGAGCATGCGATGCGTTTCGGCGTTCGTACCAAAGAGCGAGAGGCAACCGCGATCACCCATCGAAACACGAAGCCGAGCGTTGATAAACGACTTCCACCAGTTGGTATCGTAGACCACGTGACGGATGGCTCGTTTGCCATGCACACTAGGTATACGCCAATTGAGACCTACGCGGTCACCTGGCCTGCGACGATACTCGCTAAACGGCAAGCTCGAAGCGCCGACGAACCGACCATGGCTGGGAATGATCACAGCGGCGTGCTTGGACTGTCGGCAGAACTGGTAGACCACATCAGTCGACTGGCCCCAGTTGGCATCGATCAAACAGCGACCGATCCGCATCGCTGCACCATCATCGCGTTGCCACTCGCGTTCGAGCAGTTTCGATGTCAGCGATTCGAGGCCGGCGTAGATCGATCCCTCTAGTCCGGTTCCAGTCGCTTCGGAGCTCAGCGTTTGCCGTGCCTCACGTAGTGTGAAGTACGGACGCTGCTGGTCAGGGTAGCAACCATAGTCAATCACATAACCGGTGAAATCATCCTCCCACGCAGCGACCACAAAGAAGAGTAGCTTCTGCTGGACGTCGATGAATGCAGTGAGATGATTCGCGCCGATCGAGACCAAACCACGATCCATGCGGTTGATCTTGCTGGCGACCTCCTCTGGTTTAAGCATTCCGTCAACAACAGTTTCCGCTGGCAGAGGTTGGTTCTGATACTCGGCGAAGAACGCTGCTTCGTCTTGCAATTTGAGATTCATCGCGTGCTGGATTGCGGAGAGTTCGTCGTAGTTGAACCGCTCCTGCCAAGCGATAACGGCACCCTCGTCCATCGCGGCTTGATTCTGACGATAGAACTCGGTGGCCGCTTCACCACCATCACCGCCACGCATGCCTTCGGCGCGGATCTCGGCGTAACGTTCCCATAGCGTTTCGTTCTTGGGGAACGCGTAAACCATCTTTGTCCGCTCGCCATTCCATTCGGGATGCCGATTGCGATCGAGGATATTGTCGGCCATGTCACCCGGGCGAATCACGGTGCAGGGCATGATGCCCGAGATTTTCTTGCCCGGCCCGGCCAAGCCAAGGACTGCGCCAGCGAGGATGCTTTCGCGATTAGCGCATTGCGAGAGCGAACGAGCACTCTCATCCGTTTGCGGGTCATCGAGTACCACAAGACTCGGACGTACTGTTCTGCCGTCTGGACGCTTGAACTTCATACCGCGGATGCGACCCGTAAGGCCGGCGACCTTGATGATCGCTCCGCTAGCGCTGCTACCCTCGATTGTTGGTAAGACGACTTCTTTGGCGGTCCATCCGATCTGCGTGCGCTTGCCTTTGTAGAGCTGGCCGTTAGCTCGATTGGAGATTCCATCGAGGGCTTGGATCGGAAAGCAAACCTCGGGGAAGTCGGCTAAAAGCAGCTCGTTGCTGTCGAGTTCGGTTTTGATTGAGTCGAGCATGTCACACGCATGACCTTCATCGCTGCCGATCAAACATACGAAGTTACGATGCCCATAAAGCACCGCCCATATGCAAGCGACTTCAGCAATCGAACTCTTACCGCTACCACGCGCCATCGCGAGCGCAAACAAACCGCCATGCACAACCGCTTGCTCGATCTTCTCGATGACCTTGATATGGTCTGGCGACCAAGCAAGATGAAACGTTAGCGGAAAGTACGTTTCACAGAAGTAGCGGAAGTCACGCGACGCGCGATCTTTGCGATCTGGGTTATCGACCTCGGGCAGTTCACCGATATCGCGACCTGCAAGTGCGAGCGCTGCATTGCGTGCGCGAGCTCGCTCCTTCATTGCATCGTAGGGATCGACACCGTTTGTCGTACGAGGTGTATGTCGTACGACATGCATCCATGCGCAATAGCGAAGCAAATCGACGGTCTTGTTGTCGCCGATGCGTGCGCCGGCGCGTTGACGATGGCGATACAGTTGACGCTCGCTGATCACCTCGCCTAGCGGCGTCGAGTTCAGCAGTCGGCATAGCTCGCTTGGTTTTAGCTTCCTCGGATCACTCGCCACGTCCCATCTCCTTTGCTTGCCACGCGCTGTAGTGCACGAGGTTGATCGTGCCATCGGCGTTCACCGGCGCACCGCTTTGTATATCGAGGCGGATCTTCTCTGGATCGATCCGCTCGCGGTATGCGGCCGCAAGTAGCTTCGCCGCTTGTTCGACCGAAAGCCTCGTCGGATCGACCTGGCCCGTTCCTTCACTCATCGCATTCCTCCGTGACTTGGCATCTCGAAACGTGGGGCCACCGTTTGCGCACGGTCGCGTTTTGGCCGCATGTTCGCCTGGTTATGCGGAGCATGTTTGGACGCGACGGTGGCGTAATGTTGGGGCACCGGTGGCCTCTCAAAAAACATGGAAATTACTGGGAAAAACATGCAAGACTTCGCTTGAGGTTCCTCGAAACGCATGGCTCATGTGTGTCATCGCGACGCTGAAAACGCGACGCAAAACACACCTCGAACCACGCAGGAACGCAACGATGAACGCAAACGAAATCGCCTTCGGAATCGAATTCGAAACTACCCTCCCCGGCACCGACAACACACCGATCGGACCCTACCACAACGGATACCAAGTACCCTGGCTGCCAACCGGATGGAAAGCAGAACGCGACGGGAGCATCCGACCCGAGAACGCCAGCCGCAAAGGATGCGAGTTTGTAAGCCCAATACTCAAAGGGGTTGAAGGCGTACAGCAGATCGAGAACGCGATCGACCAGATCAACGCTCGCGGGGGCCGAGTAAATTCCAGCTGCGGCCTGCACATAACGGTCTCTTGGAACGGAGACGCAGCCGCCTTGGCAAGATTGATTTCCTTGGTCGGCAACCACGAACGAGCGATCTACGCCTCGACTGGAACCCGCAAACGCGAACAGATGATGTACGCCAAGCGGATCAAACAATACGGCAACAAAGACAACGCCAAGAGCCGATGCGAATCGGATCGCTACCACCTGCTGAACTTGACCCACCTGACCCGCGGCAAGAACCGAATCGAATTCCGGGCCTTCGGCGGAACGCTCAATA